CGCTGATCCCTCGGGCGCGGAACAGTTTGGCCAAAAAGTTCCTTGATGCCGACATGGATTACATGATGTTCCTAGACGCGGATGTGGCGTTCAATGAGTGGGACATCATCAAGCTGCTTCTGGCCGACCGTCAGTTGTGTGCTGCAAGCTATCCACGCAAGCGGCTCAATTTTGAAGCGTACAAAGCGGCCATCCTGAAGCTGAAAGACAACCCGGAGGACTGGCTTGGCTCGTACATCTTCAAGCCTGTTGGGCTGGCCGATTCTGACGATGATGGAATGATCGAGGTCAGTCACGCGCCGACCGGGTTCATGTTGATTCATTCCAGCGTGTTTGAAACGCTGTCAAAGGTCGCAACACGCTATCAGGATGCGGTGGATGGTCAACTGATCAACGGCTTTGATTTCTTCCCCGCCGGGCCTGGGCCGAATGGTATGTACACCTCGGAGGATTACGGCTTCTGCAACCTGTGGACACAAACGGGCGGCAAGATTTTCCTCAATCCATTTATCCGGCTGAAGCACATCGGCTCGTATGCCTTTGACGGTAGCTTGGCCCGACAGGGTTCGGAGGCGCTATGACCTTCCAAGACTTTGCGGCATCTTTCGGATTGATTCTCGGGCCGATTGAGATCGGTCGCTGGGTCTCGGTGCCGACGGTAGACCACCCTCACAAACGTAACGGCCGGTACAAGTACCTCGGGAATCGTGGATGGGTTCAGAACTGGGCGCAGATGATGGAACCGCAAATGTGGAAGGGCGAATCGTCGGAGGCTGGCGACTATCGCCGGATCGCGGCTCGAGCTGAGGCCGAGCGCAAGTTCGCTGCGGAGAGGGCGGCAAGAAAAGCTGCGTGGATACTGCACCAGGCCAAGCGCGAAACCCACCCGTATCTAACGAAAAAGGGTTTTCCGCATGAACTCGGCCCGGTCTGGAATGGCCTTTTATGCATCCCAATGAGATTGAGCGGCCGGCTGGTTGGGTGCCAGCTCATCACCGACCAAGGGGAAAAACGCTTCCTCAAGGGTCAGGTCACGAAGGGGGCAAGCCTCACATTCGACGCAGGCGGGGTCGATGTCTTTTGCGAGGGCTTTGCGACTGGTCTTAGCGTCCGGGCTGCACTCAAACGGATACAGGTCCGCTATCGTCTGCACGTCTGCTTTTCCGCAGGGAACATGCAGCACATAGCGAGCGGCTTCGAGCGGGGGTTCATAGTGGCTGACCATGATTCGCATGGTGCCGGGGAACTCGCTGCTCGGCTGACAGGTCACCCATATTGGATTTCGCCCACACCCGGCGAGGACTTCAACGATTTTCAGCATCGGGTTGGTCTCTTTTCGTCGGCACAATCCCTACGGACACGCCTACCGCTGCAACTCGGAGGAACTGTTCCTCAATCTGCCTGACCCGCTCGGCGGTCATGCCGTATGCGTGGGCGATCTCCCACAGTGTAGCCCCGTTCGCTCTCATTCTGAGAATGTGCCAATTGCGCTCAGTGTGCCGCGCCTGCTTCTTGAATAGCTTTTTGAAGTCGGCCAATTCAGGGAACGGTACGAATCGGAATGGTCGGTCTGGGCTGCGCTGGGGGATCGGGATCAGCCCGTGACATCGTCTAAGGTGCATTTTTCGCCTCTGCTCGGGTGCGACAATAACCATACTGGTCGTAGGGGTGCAACAATGTTGCACTAAAAAACCCTTGCAAATCAATGACCTGCAAGGGCGTTTTCTAAATTTCAAGTTTTTTCCGCTCCGGCTCGGCCTCGATCAAGGTAGATCGGAGGGCGTGTTCAATGTCCCGCCAGGCCTCGAAAAGGTCTTGTTCTGACGGTCTGCCTTCTGGCTGGTGTCGTGACACAAGATTCACGCACCAAAGCGCGGTTGCTAGGGATTTTGCGTTGATGGTCATTTTCCGCCTCTGCTCGGCTATAAAAAGCCCCCGAAGGGGCGGGGATCAGGTCTCGAGGTACTCGATAGCGGCGGCTGGCGTCCAGTCGTTCCGCAACATCTGCGCCATGAGCGCGGTTCGGGTGATGTCCGCGAGGTGGGCGGCGCGGTCGGCTCCCATATCGGCCCGGAGGGTATCCGAGGCGATACGGGAGGCGAGCCGTTCTCGTCCGGGTTGATTGCGGCGGCGCTCGTACCAGGGCGCTGCGGCGGTCATTTTCAGGGCGATGGCATAGGTCAAGGGTTGCATCTCAGCGGCTCCGAAGTGGCTCAAGATGCGCGGCCAACTCAATCATGGCGCGATCTTCCGGTGACAGGGTGGCCATGGTCGCGGCGTCCTCGATGATGTCGGACGCTGGCCGGCGCTTAACCCAGCGCTGGCGGTAAACGTCCCAATAGGTCACCTCGCCGCCTGGGTGCAATGATGTTGCGAAAAGATCCATTTGTTATGTCCTTTGTGCCCCCTTTCGGGGGCGTGTAGTTATAGCGTGACGCGGTCCGCGAGGGCTTCGGAAATCTCGCCGCTGCGGTGCAGGTGGTCAACGAAATCGCAGAAAGCCGCTCGAACATCGGCGGGGCATTCGTTGTGCGTGGCGTATCGGTAGAGTCCCGGCCCGGTTTCGATCAATGGGCGGCGCAGTCCGGTCGATTGCCAGAATGCTGCTCTAACTTGGCGTTGGGTTGTGTGGGTGTACATGGTCGGCCCCTCAATAAACGCAGATACCGCGCGAATAGCACGAAGCCGGATCGCTGCCCTCTGGCACGTCGCCGGGGCGCAGGATGTAGAGGGGAGCGCCGCGCGGGTCGGTCTGAATGTAGGCGTCCAGCTCGTCGGGCGTCAGCCCGTAGTAGCCGGAATTCATCACGCGGCGCCGGTCGTTGCGCGCTTTCAGGATGGCAGACAGTCGGCGGCGGGCGCCGGTCTCACGGTCGGCGATCTTGCGTCGATAGGTTTTCGTGCCGTCTCGGCCGTGAATCTGGGTGATGAGGTAGGGTGTCCCGGTGGCCTCGTCGCGCTCAATGCACCAATCGCGGCGGTCGTCTCCCGTGCCGCATTCCAGCTCATGCCAGCGGTGAAGGGTGTTTGAGATTCTCCGCAATTGCTCGGCTTCGGTCGAAGTGAAACCGAGGGCGGCGAGAGTTTGCGCGAGATGAGCGCGGCGGGTGTGTTCAGCTTTGGTCATGGTGTCAATCCTTGTTGGTGAAATCAGCGAAAAGCCAGACAGACGCGGGAACCCCGCTCGAGTCGTGGCGCAGGTGATCGGCGGGTTGATCGGTCCCGAGCGGGAAAGTTACGAGCCGGGAGCAAGTGAACCCGAGCCGCTCCAGCTCGGCTAGGGTAGCCCCGAGGCGGGTCCGGCCAATGGCGACGCGGAACCCGTTCGCGGTGCGCTCATAGAACGCGGAGCCGGCAGCGGCGCAGGCGTCCATGATCGCGCTGCGCTCCGGCCAGGATCGGTCGGCGTAGGGTGTCATTCTGCGGCCTCTAGATTTGCAAGGGCGGTCCTAGCATGATCGAGGGCGGCGCGCTCGGCGTGACTCAATCCGCCTGCTCCGGTCGGACGCATCGTTACTGCTAGGTGCAAGCTCCGCAGCGCTGCGGCCGCGTTTGAGTAGTTGTCCATCGCGGCGGCTAGGCGCATCAACTCGGCGCGGGCGGCGGCGGCTTCGTCGCCATAGTCGCCGTTCCGGGCTATGACGTCGAGCAATAGCGGCATGACCGCCGTCCAGCTCGGGCAGATGAACCAGGGCCGGGCCGTGATGCTGTCTTTCGTTTCCATGTGATCCCCTTGGCAGTGAGGCGCAAAGCGCGCCCGAGAACGCCCCGGTTGAGGCGCTCCCGGTCGGGCTTTACAGTTCGGCGGCGTAGTCCTCGAGCGATGTAACGAGTCCGTCGAAGTCCTCGGACGGTCCCAGCATCATCGCCATCAGATGCACGGTTTCACGGTCCAGCCCCATATCTTCGGCGAGTGAATCGAGATAGGCGCGGCGGCTGGCGTAGCCGTGTTCCTGATAGATGGTCATGATTTTTTCCCCAGTGCGCGAACCCCAGAGGCCGCGATTGATAGGCCAACGACGGACAGGGCGATTACCGCCCACAATGGCGCGGCGGCGTCGGCATCCGCTGCGGCCATGCACGTGATGACGCCGAGAATGAGCCGGATCACGGCTCGAACCTCGGCAAGCGTCGAATCCACGCGTCGCCAGGCGTGTGCGTGGAAACTAGGCGGTACGGGATACCGGCGGCGCTCAGGGCACGCAAGAATCGCGGCCCGTCGCTATCTTCCTCGAGCCAGATCAGGTCATTATCCCGATAGCTGTAGGGCGTGATCGTGTCGGCAATCCCGAGAGATTGCAGGCGGGCAAGGTCGGCGGCGATCCAGCCATGACCGGGATCCTGCACATAATCGAGCGTTAGCATGATGCCTCCACGGGGGCCAGTGTCGCGGCAATTTCCGGGCGCTGCGCCTCGAGCCATTTGGCAAACTTGGCCGTTTGAGCGGCTCGAGCGTATGAGTGCGGCCAGGTGCGCGATGGCGCGCGCAAGCCTTCGAAATACTCGGCTATTTCAGGGCTGGGGTACCAGCGGCCAGCGCTGTCGGTGCGCCCCAGGCGGCGCAGGTGGGTCCAGGTGTAATGCATGATTACCTCGGCAGTGATCGACGCAAGGCGCGTCCAGTAGTGCCCCTCGGGACACTACAGGCCGGACCCTGATTAGGCACGCACTAGATAAACTTCGTGCAGAATAGTGCCAATGCGATGTTCAGTTGCAACGCGATAGCCCTTGGCAAGCCAGGTCTGTAAGGCGTCCTCGGTGACGCCCTGCGCGATACGGCGGGTATGCCAGCCATCAATGCGGCCCATGAAAATATCGTAACTTTTCATTTTTCTGCCTCTTGGGTTGATCGACGCAAGGCGCGCCCGTGTGCCCCCGTGGGGGCAGTCGGTCAAGCCCTGCTATCAGGTGCGCCAGCCCTGGCGCTCGAGAATCTCGAGGCGGTCACCCCACGATTCCACGCGATACCGGCCGGCCCAGAATACGAGGGTGCCCGTGTAGGTGTCGCCCGCGTTCAGGTACCAGACCGTATTCGCGTCGCCGTTGCGGTGGCCAATATCGAAAGCTCCGACGCCGTGCAGGCCGGAATCGAGCGAGTTCAGGACCGTCATGCGCAGGTCGAGGGTCGTCGGTGCGTGGTAGCACTCAGCCAGGCGGGCGGCGCCTACGGGGTGGGCCTCAAGTTGTTCGCGGGTCATCTCGAGAATTCGCCGGGCTTCAGGTGCGCGGTGCTGGAACACTGCGCGCAGGGTTTTGATTGAGGGCAGTCGTTTCATGGGTCAGGCCTCCATGGTCGGGTTGAGATGTGCGCGCAACTCGGCGCGGGTGACGGGTTCGCCGTACAGCATCATCGTCCAGGCGCAATCTCGGCCGTCTGCAGCCATGTACATGCCGGACACGGCATCGCCGTCGGTGTACTGATAGGCGATTGCGTCCCAGGTGTAGGGTTCACCGATCCAGCGATCAAGTTCGGCGGCGTGTTCGTCGTCAAGGTGAGGGATCACCTCCTCGATCCACTCGGGCCGAGAGATTGATACGGAAACGCGGGTCAAGGGGAGAGCAAGCGTTCTATGCTCGCACGTCAGGTACAGGTACATGATGTTAGCTCCGGCGGGTAATGAACGCGGCAACGTCGGCGGGATGGATCGAGCGAGTCTCGTAGACTGTCCTCGGCTCGAGGTTGCCCGTCCGGATCAATACGGGGTCCAGCACTCGAATGTAGCCGGGCAGAACAGTAGAGGGGGAAGCGCGATACCCTGCGCGATGAAGGACAGCGATAGCGTCAGAGAGGGTCATACATGACTCCATGTTGGCAGTGGAGCCGATAGGATAGCACGGAACTTGAAATTGCAAGCATTTCGACGCATAGGGGAAACCCTAAGGAAAATGTTGTTTTTGCGCAACACTTTACCCCGTTTTGTATCATTATGTGATACGCATCTGCCCCGTGATCCCGTCCGGTATCGTCTGCCGATACTCTCCCTGGTGGCTGCGGCCCGGCTGGCTCGAGGTGATCGGCGTCGGGGCAGACAGGCAGCGGGTAGCAGGTAGCGTCAGGCGATACCAGCATCATCCAGGGCGACCGGGTACGGCTTGCGGGAGGCGGGTACGGCGACCCCACCGGAGGGCCACCCCCCAGCGCCGCCGCCGCGCCTGCGCACGCCTATACATTGGAATCCGCACATTCGACGTCTCACTTTTGTCAACTTGGAATCCGCACACTTGATGTTCAATATGTGCTGACTGGGTCCGCACACTTGATGAGCAACTTCTGTTGATATGTGCAACTGGACAAGAAACACGTTCCCATGGGAATATTTGGGGTGGAGGTGGTTATGAGTAAGTGGAAGGAGGTATTGGAGGGTGCGGAGCCGTTGAATCCTGTGCAGATACGGGCGTTGGTGGTGGAGCGTTTGTTGCAGCATGCTGTGGATGATGAGATTAGTCCGGCGCAGAGGTTGAAGGCTTTGGGGATGTTGGGGAAGGTTACGGAGGTAGGAGCTTTTACTGAGAGGAAGCAGGTAGAGCATGTGAAGGATCCTGGGGTTGTGAAGGATGAGCTGATTAGTGCTTTACGGGCGGCGTTGAAGAATCCTCAGAAGGCGTTAGAGGGGTTGAGGAGGGAGGAGAACAGGGATGTGGTGATAGACCCCCCTGAAGATGTGGTGGATGAAGACCCCACCCCCCCTGATAAGTGAAAGTACCCCCCTTGTGAATATGACACCCCGGCAAAAGGAGCTGTATGTTGCTATACAGAGGTTTTGGGATCAGTACGGTCATGGCCCATCTGTGGATGAGCTACAGGAGATGATTGGTGCAAAGAGTAGAGGGTGGGTGTACTCAACGATGATGAAGCTGGTTGAGAGGGGCTACTGTACTTATCTGAAGAACCAACATCGCTCTATACGGCCTGTACATGGATAAAGACCTGATACAAGTCCTGAAGGGTTTGGATGAGAGCAGGCTTCCGGACTTTGTAGAACAGCTTCCTGCCATAGAGAGGCAGATACTTCTTAATACGCTTAAGGAGTATGAGGGGGTATTAGAGAGGGAGAAGGGACAGGGAGACTTCTTGTCTTATGTGAAGACGGTCTGGCCGGCGTTCATCCCAGGAAGGCATCACTCCATCATTGCATCGAAGTTCGAGGAGATTGCCGAAGGGAAGAAAAAGCGACTGATCATCTGCCTCCCACCACGGCATGCTCTTCTTACATCTACCAAGATCCCTACACCAGACGGATGGAAGAGACTCTCAGCACTACAGGTGGGAGATCACGTCTTCGGCCCAGACGGCAAACCTACAAAGGTCATCGGGAAGTCTGAAGTCTTTAAGAACAAAGCACTCTATAGAGTCATCACAGATGACGGAGCGTTCTTGGATGTGGATGGTGAACACCTCTGGACAGTAGGTAACGTCACCAAACCCCTCGAGGTCACTATGACCACCGAGGAACTCTATAAGAGACAGCAGTCAGGAAAGGTCAGCAAACCTAGACTGCCGTATGTATCCCCTGTCGAGTACCCTAAGAAGCGACTGCCGATTGATCCATACGTTCTGGGAGTCTTCCTCGGAGATCACCACCCTCTGTATGGCAGCATGCGGCACAAGCTCAAGGACGCACCGTACATCAGGAAAGAGATCCTCCGTAGGAAGTACAAGATCGCCGAGCAGATACGGTTTCATTCCTACCACCTCGAACGATTCAAGCCCCACATCGCCAAACTACAGGTGATGCGCAGGAAACATATCCCACCGGCCTATCTCACGGCCTCTGTGGAACAGAGAAAAGACCTGCTGATGGGATTGATTGATAACCGCAGCGTGGTGAACCACAAAGGCCAAATATTTATCGGCCAAACACAAAAGCAAATGGTGCTTGACTTGTGCCAATTGCTATCCAGCCTTGGAATAAAGCCGCACGTTTATAAAATTAAATCAAATAAACTTAATAAAGATTACGGTGAATTATGGAGGGTAATGTTTTACGCTCCGGGATTAACTAAAATCCCACGCAAACTGGAAAGAATGCGAGAGCCGGAGAAAATTGGCAGGTATATTCGAATTGAAAAGCTGCACACGACTGGTGATGTGCAATGCATTAAAGTGGACAGGAAGGATGGATTATTTCTCGCAGGAGAGGAATATATCTGCACACATAATACTAAAAGTGAGTTTGCCAGTTACCTGTTACCGGCTTGGTTTTTGGGAAAGTTCCCGAACAAAAAGATCATCCAATGCTCCAATACGGCCGAGTTGGCGGTTGGGTTTGGCCGAAAGGTCAGGAACCTTGTAGACAGCGATCTGTACGCCAGGGTGTTTCCTGATGTGAAGCTGAGGCAGGACTCAAAGGCTGCGGGAAGGTGGTCAACGAACGCCAATGGTGAGTATTTTGCTATTGGTGTTGGGGGTACGGTGACGGGTAAAGGTGCTGATCTGTTGGTGATTGACGATCCGCACTCGGAGCAGGAAGCCAAGCTCGCAGCGCACGATCCGAAGATATACGACAAGGTGTATGAGTGGTACACATCTGGCCCTCGACAGCGTTTGCAGCCTGGCGGAGCCATCATCATTGTTATGACTCGGTGGGGGAAGCGGGATCTGGTGGGGCAGGTTTTGAAAGCCGCCGCACAGAGGGGTGGTGAAGACTGGGAGGTGGTGGAGTTCCCAGCAATCATGCCATCCGGCAAGCCTGTATGGCCAGAGTTCTGGAGCTTAAAGGAGCTTGAAGCCCTACGAGAGGAGCTTCCAAACGGCAAATGGCAAGCCCAGTATCAGCAGAATCCTGTCTCTGAAGAGGCTGCGGTCATCAAACGCGAGTGGTGGCAACGGTGGGAGGATGAAGACCCGCCAGACTGTGAGTTTGTGCTTCAAGCGTGGGATACGGCGTTTGAGAAACACCAGAGAGCAGACTACTCGGCCTGTACAACATGGGGCGTCTTTTATAAGACCGACGATCATGGAGAGACACAGGCAAACATCATCCTGTTGAATGCCACTAGGGATAAGCTGGAGTTCCCTGAACTCAAGAGAATGGTGCTGGAGCAGTACAAAGAGTGGGAGCCGGACTCTGTAATCATTGAGAAAAGAGCATCTGGCGCTCCGTTGATCTACGAACTCAGAGCCATGAACGTCATGGTGCAAGAGTTTACGCCCGCAAAGGGGAACGATAAGATAAGTCGGCTCAATGCCGTATCAGACATCTTTGCTTCTGGTCGAGTATGGGCACCTAACACTTCATGGGCCGAGGAAGTGATTGACGAAGTTGCCGGGTTTCCTAACTCAGAACACGATGACTATGTAGATACGGTCTCGTTGGCACTCATGAGGTTTCGTCGTGGAGGGTACATCCGTACCGCTATGGACGAAGACGATGAACCCTCCTACAACCGTAGACGCCCAGCGTACTACTAAGGAACCAAAATGATTGACAAGTCGTTTTACCAAGCACCCCAAGGCATGATTGATCTTGCGGAGCCTGAGATTGAGATTGTGATCGAAGACCCGGAGTCGGTAGGTATCAAGGTTGGAGACCTTGAGCTTACGATTGACAAAGAAGAGCCGGATTTTGGGGTCAATCTGGCTGAAGAGATGGACTCTCAAAAGCTTGCTCACTTGGCTGGTGAGCTTCTTGCGGACTTTGAGACCGATCTGTCGTCCAGAAAAGACTGGATTCAGACCTATGTAGACGGTCTTGAGCTACTTGGTATGAAGATTGAGGATCGTACAGAGCCGTGGCCTGGAGCATGCGGCGTCTATCACCCTCTTTTGGCCGAGACACTGGTCAAGTTCCAAGCCGAAACGATCATGGAGACCTTTCCGGCGCAAGGCCCGGTCAAGACCCAGATCATCGGCAAAGAGACTCCGGAGAAAAAAGACGCCTCCGTTCGAGTCAAAGACGATATGAACTTTCGTTTGACGGACAAAATGACCGAGTATCGTCCTGAACACGAGCGAATGCTGTGGGGTTTGGGTCTTTCAGGCAACGCATTCAAGAAGGTCTATTACGATCCTAACTTGGGTCGGCCTGTAGCGACCTTTGTCCCAGCCGAAGATATGGTTGTCCCGTATGGAGCATCCAGTCTGGCTACTGCGGAGCGCGTGACCCATGTCATGAGGAAGACGAAGAACGAGATTGTTCGTCTTCAAGCCGCCGGGTTCTACCGTGACGTGGAACTGGGTGATCCGGTTGCAACCTTGGACGAAGTGGAGAAGAAGATTGCCGAGAAGATGGGCTTTCAGGCCACCTCGGATGATCGGTTCAAGCTACTTGAGATGCACGTCAACCTCGACCTTCCGGGCTACGAGGACACAGAGGACGGGGAAGAAACTGGTATTGCCCTTCCATACGTTGTGACGCTTGAGAAGAACACCCAGACGGTTCTGGCCATTCGGCGGAACTGGAATCCGGATGACCCGCTCAAACTCAAGCGCAATCACTTTGTCCACTACGGCTATGTACCTGGGTTTGGGTTCTACCACTTTGGCCTGATTCACCTGATTGGGGCGTTTGCCAAGTCAGGCACTTCTCTCATCCGACAGTTGGTGGATGCTGGAACGCTCTCCAACCTGCCGGGCGGCTTCAAGACTCGCGGTCTTCGCGTCAAGGGAGATGACACGCCTATCTCTCCGGCCGAGTGGCGAGATGTTGATGTGGCATCGGGAACGATCAAGGACAACATCCTTCCTTTGCCGTACAAAGAGCCTAGTCAGGTTTTGGCAGGATTGCTAGACAAGATCATTGATGAAGGTCGGCGGTTTGCGTCCGCAGCAGACCTGAAGGTTGCGGATATGTCAGCGCAGAGTCCTGTTGGGACGACGCTGGCCATTCTTGAGCGGACACTCAAGATCATGTCTGCTATCCAAGCCCGGATTCATTACTCCATGAAGCAGGAGTTCAAGCTGCTAAAGGAGATCATTCGGGACTACACCCCGGAGGAGTATGACTACGAGCCGGTAGAAGGTACGCCTCGAGCCAAGAAGGCTGACTACGACCAAGTTGATGTGATTCCGGTCTCAGACCCGAACGCTGCCACGATGTCGCAGAAGGTGGTTCAGTATCAAGCCGTTCTGCAACTTGCTCAATCGGCCCCGCAACTGTACGACCTTGCTCAGTTGCACCGACAGATGCTCGATGTCTTGGGTATCAAGAATGCGTCTAAGCTGGTCAAGATTGAGGATGACGAGAAGCCGACCGATCCCGTGACCGAGAACATGAACATGCTTCGTATGAAGCCGTTGAAGGCGTTCTCATTCCAG